ATCAGATTTCTTCATTCAAAATAATATTGCATTTAATCCTCAAAACATAAGAACACTTTATCCAATAATAAGAATTTATGTTGAGCAAAAATTAAAAGACCCTACTTTTAATAAAAACAAACTAATCACATATATTAATGATTTCCTTACAGATAGGTACGAACTACAGGATAAAATGGTAAATCAGACTTTTACAAAGTTAAATAAGATATTAAAGAAAATTGAAGTCGATTATGGCTTACCAACCACACCTATGAATGGTGATACAACCAAGTTAGCCCTTTATAATACGTTAAAAGGTTTTAATGATAAATGGATTTCAGGTTCAGATTTGAAAAGTGTTACGTTGTTTGAAGACTTTTTATTTATGGATAGGTCAAACAGTGATTTAGGTAATTCTTATAATGTAGATTTGAATAAAGTGGTAAATAGACTTGCTTTAGATACGAAGCAAGACCAAAGTTTAATGTCTTTAATAAGTTCAATTTTAGAAGATAATTATTTTATTTTTATGGCGATGCCTGCCTATATTAATTTTTACGGTATCCAAAAAGCTTTAAAAGGTGGTCAACCATTAGAGGATAGTGAAATTGGTAATTCATTGTTTGGGACTTATTTAGAAGTGGATTACACACAATCTAACCCTAAATTTTTGTGTCTATATGTTGGTAACCCATCTGAATACCCGAAACCAAAAGAAAACTCATTTAATAGATTTGGTGACGATAGTTTTGATTTAAGAGTTCCGGATAACCCATTAAGAGTTTCTGACCCTAATAGAAATTATTCACTGAGTAATCGTGTAGTTGGATTTGCTGTTGATTTTGGAATAAGAAATCAAAACATCTTCAAAGGATTAAATTTAGATATGTCTGAAATGAAAAACACTTCAGAGTCATTTAAGGTTTTTGCCGATATGGGTAGTTCAGTTTCAGGAGACAAAGTAGCACAACAATCACAATCATTATATAGTATATACAAATCAAGGTCGTATCAGTGTACGGTAAGTAGTATGGGTAACGCTATGATTCAACCTACTATGTATTATATTTTAAGACACGTACCTATGTTTTATGGACCATATTGGATTACAGAGGTAAACCATAATATCTCAACGTCAGGATTTGATACTGAGTTTAAGGGTACAAGAATACCTAAATATGCATTACCTAAAATTGATAATTTAATGGCATCAGTTAATAAAACCGTATTGGCTGAACTTAAAAATTTATTAGGGGTTACTAAGACACCAAAAACACAAGAAGTACTAGATGCTGAGAAACTACTAAGCACTAACCCACCACTTCAAACATTAAATGGAGCGGAAAATGTTTGCTTAAGTGGAGTCCCTACCGTGTATGCTAGTGTTCCTTTTGAACCTTTATTACAGACACCATTCACAAAAGATGAATTTATTCCACTATTAGATTCTGTAACTACAAATAAAGTTATGAAAGCATTGTTATGGGGGATTGCACAAAATCAAAAATCAACCACAAATAATAACGGGGTATTTAATTGTATTAATTATAATCCATTTCAGATTGACACCCAAAGAATACAACCTGGAAACCTTAATAGTTTTATTAAAAAACAATCCTGTGTACAAATTGATAATAAAAATATTAGACTTGTTAAATTTGACACATTTACAGAATCGATACAGTTTATGAACGCTTATATGACAAATGTGATAAACTCAATACCAAGGTTAGTAACATTAAATCCTAATACAAATTTAGATAAGAGTTACGGAGCAGCATTATTCCAACTAGCTTATACAACTTGGTATGGTACATTTGCCTTCGGTAATCCTGATGCGATACCACCTGTACCACCATTAAATGAGACTCAAATTAAAAGTAAAACAATATCTGATTTTGCATCACTTACAAACAATTACAATACATTAGTTGAAAGTTTTACTCAAGCATGGCAACAATTTAAGTAAAAACAAAATAAAGAGATATTTATATTATAAAAAAACTATGAGTATGAAAGCATTATTAGACGATTACTTGAAAAAAGATACTAGAGTTACACAGAAAGATGCTGGTAATGGATATCAAGAAGTATGCGATTTAGATACAGGTGACTGTTATACAATCAGAATGAAAGATGGTTTGATTGAACGAGTGGATAACACTATGAAAACAAATAGAACATTAAAAGTTGAAACACCTCATGGTGTAAAAACATTATTAAACGGTTAAAAATTAAGAAATGAATATTGAAAAACAAATATTAGAAGAATTAAAACGATTTAATCAAATTAATTCATATATTCTTAATGAACAACCTGAAGCGCCGGTAGATGATGTTTCACCGGCAACTGATGCACCGGCAGGGGACTTACCACCGGCAGATGCACCAGCGGGTGATGTACCACCGGCGGGTGATGTACCACCGGCAGATGCAGGAGCAACACCTGCACCAACCGAAGTACCTGAACCTATAGATGTTGAAAATGACCCTGACGTTGAAGAAGTGGGTGGTGAGGAAAAAACCGACGAAGAAGGTGAAAGTGAAGAGATTGATATCACTGACCTTGTGACTTCACAACAAGAAATACAATCTAAACAAGATGAATTTATGAACGATATGTTTACTAAGTTAGATGACTTAGCATCAAAATTAGCGAACATGGACCAAATTATGACTAAGATAAATGATTTAGAGTCTAAATTTGATAAGTATAGAGAAAAAACTCCTGAAGAAAAATTAATGTTACGTTCTTTAGATTCTTATCCTTACAATCAAAAATTGACAGATTTCTTTCAAGATAAAGAAGATGAGATGGAGAAAACAGGAAAAAATGAATATGTATTAACATCAGACGAGGTTGAGAATTTTTCTCCAAATGAGGTAAAAAAAACATTTAATATATATGACGACGAGAATCCAAAGATGTAAAAAATAATAGGATAAAGAATCAATATAAAGGGGGCGTTTGTCCCCTTTTTTTATTTGACAAACTTAAATATTCACCTATATTTGTTGTAGATAAAAGAGTAATAATTAAAAATTTATTTATGGCAAATTCAGTATTAGATTCAGTACTAGCTCAGTACGAAAAAAATTCAACATCGAGCAACACACCAAGAACTAACATTTCTCAAGAAGACAGATTGAAGAAGTATTTCTCAGCAATCCTTCAGAAGAATGAAAAATCCGCATCACGAAGAATTCGTATCTTACCTACAAAAGATGGTTCATCACCATTTGTCGAAGTTTGGTACCATGAAATTCAAGTAAACGGGCAATGGGTTAAGTTGTATGACCCTGAAAAAAATGACAACGAACGTTCACCTTTGACTGAAGTTTATAATGAACTGATTTCTACAGGTAAGAAAGAAGACAAAGAATTGGCATCACAATACCGTTCACGTTTATTTTACATTGTAAAAGTAATTGACCGTGACAACGAACAAGACGGTGTTAAATTTTGGCGATTCAAACACAACTACAAACAAGAAGGCGTGTTAGATAAAATTCTTCCTATTTGGAAAGCTAAAGGTGATGTCACTGAGGCTGAAAAAGGTCGTGATTTAATCATTGAACTTACAAAAGCAAAAACACCACAAGGAAAAGAATATACAGTTATTCAAACAATCATGTATGATGACCCACAACCACTACATGAAGATAAGGGAATCATGGAAGGATGGCTCCAAGACGAACTTACATGGAATGATGTATACTCAAAGAAACCCGTAGAATATTTAGAAGCAGTTGCAGTTGGTGAGACACCAATGTGGTCATCTGAACTTAAAAAATATGTTTACGGTGAAGCTGCTGAAATTTCACTTGGAGGGGCAAAACAAGAAACACCAACTCCTGTTGACCCACAAGCGAACGAAGAACCAGCGGAAGATTTGCCATTCTAAATTTAATTAAGCATGGATACTTTTAAACATATTGTATCCATGCTTTTTTTTTATAAACAAATTAAAAAAACAAAATGAAACCAGTGATTGCAGAAAAATTAAAAGAAGCGTTAGTTAAAAAATATGAAGCAGAAATTGCTGATGCCGAAGCAAGACTTTATGTTTATTTCACAAATCCTGTTGGGATTGGTGAGCATCCACAACACACAGAAGAGATGGATAATTTAGTTGGACAACTTACAGACGCAAAAGACAAGTTGGAAACTATAACAAATTTTAAAATTTACGAACTATAATGGCTATTAAAAAGAACGACTTTAGTTCACTTAAAAAGAAATTTTCCACATCGGCAAAGTATAAACCACAAAGATTCTTTGACCTTGGTGCACCGTTTTTGGATGCGGTTGGTTTACCTGGACCCGCGATGGGGCACATCAATATGTTCTTAGGACATTCAGATACGGGTAAGACAACAGCATTGGTTAAGACTGCGGTTGATGCTCAAAAGAAAGGTATCTTACCTGTGTTTATTATCACAGAACAAAAATGGTCTTTTGACCACGCTAAGTTAATGGGGTTTGAATGTGAAGAAGTTGTTGATACAGAAACGGGAGAATTAGAGTGGGACGGTTTTTATATATTCAATAATAACTTTGATTATATTGAACAAATCACAGATTACATCAATGATTTATTAGATGCTCAAGAAAAGGGTGATTTAGATTATTCATTGTGTATTATGTGGGACTCAGTTGGTTCTGTTCCTTGTAAAATGACTTACGAAGGTAAAGGAGGTAAACAACACAATGCAAGTGTTTTAGCCGATAAGATTGGTATGGGTATTAACCAACGTATTTCAGGTTCACGTAAAGCAGACTCTAAATATGAAAATACCCTAATCATTGTTAACCAACCTTGGGTTGAATTACCTGATAATCCGTTTGGACAACCTAAAATTAAGGCAAAAGGTGGTGAAGCTATTTGGTTGAATTCTTCATTAGTGTTCTTATTTGGAAATCAAAAAGGTGCTGGTACTACAAAAATTACCGCAACTAAAGATAAGAGAACTGTGAAGTTCGCATCAAGAACTAAGGTGTCTGTTATGAAAAATCACATTAACGGACTTGGTTTTGAAGATGGAAAGATTATCGTAACACCACACGGTTTCTTACCAGGAAAAGAAGCTTCCGAAGAAAAGGCATCAATCGAACAATACAAAAAAGAATATGCTGAATATTGGAAGGAAATAATCGGAGTTGATGGTGACTTTGATTTGAAATCAGAAAAAGAAGAAGTAGAGTAGTAATAATTAAAAAACAAAAAAGTGACAAAAACCTTATTGGTTGATGGAAACAATTTGATAAAAATTGGTTTTCACGGAGTGAAAGATTACTTTCACAATGGACAACATATCGGTGCTATTTGGCACTTTTTAAATACTTTAAGAAAGTTCTTGGAAGAAAACAACTATAATAAAGTTGTTGTATTTTGGGACAGTGATACGAATTCATCTCAAAGGAGGATTATATACCCGAAGTATAAATTAAATCGTAGAAACGATTCTAATGAGTTTAAACAGGCTTCTTACGAAAGTCAGAAACAACGAGTTAAACAATATCTTGAAGAGATGTTTGTTAGACAAGTTGAAGTTGAACATTCAGAGGCTGATGATTTAATTGCTTACTACTGCCAAATTTCTGAAGATGAGAATAAAACTATATTCTCAAGTGATAGAGACCTAACACAATTAATTTCTGAAAAGGTATCTATCTATTCACCATCCACAAAAAGATATTATAAGATGGGGGACACAATCAAAATGAGTGATTTTGAAGTTCCCCACTTTAATGTCAAAACTATTAAAATCCTCACGGGAGATTCATCCGATAATATTGATGGTATTTTTTATTTAGGCGAAAAAACGTTATTTAAGTTTTTCCCTGAACTACTTGAAAGAGTGGTAGAAATACCCGATATTTTAACAAAAGGTGAGGAACTTCTTAAAGAAAATAAGGACAACAAATCATTACAAAACCTTTTATCGGGTAAGACAAAAGAGGGTGTATTTGGTGAAGAATACTATGTAATAAACAAAAAACTAATTGATTTAGATGAACCACTCGTAAATCAAGAAGGTAAAGATTTAGTTGATGCATATTATTCAGAATCATTAGACCCTGATGGTAGAGGGTATAAAAACCTAATTCGTATGATGATGGAAGATGGGTTATTTAAATACCTACCTAAAACAGATGATAATTGGATTTATTTTTTAAAACCGTTTTTAAAGTTAACAAGAAAAGAAAAGTCAAAATTCAAAAACAAAAAGTAAAATTATGAAAGAACAAAATGACGTAACTAAAGTTGAATTTCTTATCACATTAAATGATAATTTTGTGGTTCAGAGATTCTTTAATGTCAAAGGGTTTAACCCAAAAGCTAAAGGTAGTGTAGACCTGATGAACTACATGTTCGATTTAAGAACCGACCTACAAACAAAACTTAGAAATAAGTGTGCGGTCTACATGTTGGAAAATAGATTCCAAATTGAGGAAGACTCAACAGTATTAGATACATCAAATACCGATGGACCTGAAAGATTTAACATTATTTTAAGAGTCGGAAATGAGACAATTTGTCACTATATCATCGACGCTAAATTGTACCCACCAAAGGTAAGATATACGCTGGATGTACGACCATCCATAAAAAACATATTAAGAGAGCTTACTGACATTTTTTCAGCTAAAAATTTATCTTACAATTACCTAAACTATTCGTTAGTTTAATCATATTTATCATATACAAAAAGAAAAAAATCATAGAATATGTCAGACAAAAAGAGCTTCGGATACTTAGGAAATACCTTTCAAATTCAGTTGTTAAACAACATCATATTATACAAGGATTTCTCAAATTCCATTCTTGAAGTCATTGACCCACATTACTTTGATAACCAATATTTTCGTATCATCTGTCAAATGATTAAGGAGTATTATTCAAAATATGAACATACTCCTACATTTGATACCTTAGAACAACTTACAAAGTCAGAAATCTCGTCTCCAATGGCTCAGAAGAGTGTCTTGGATACATTACAACAAGTAAAGGACGTATCTGATGAAGGTTCAATCTTTGTTCAAGAGAAGTCATTAAAATTTTGTAAACAACAAGAATTACAAAAGGTTATGACCAAAGCCCAATCAATAATTGATAAGGGTGATTTTGAAAGTTATGACCACTTGGAAGAGATGGTAAGAGGAGCTCTACAGGTTGGTGAAGTTGATAAAGGAACAACCGACGTTTTCTTTAACCTTGAAGAGGTTTTAGATGACGACTATAGACACCCAATTCCAATTGGAATCCCTGGTATTGATAATCTTCTTCGTGGAGGTTTGGCAAAGGGAGAAATTGGCGTTATATTAGCACCTACAGGAGTTGGTAAGTCTACATTTACTACAAAAATTGCAAACCATGCATTTAATTTAGGATACAACGTTTTACAAATATTTTTTGAAGACAATCCCAAAATTATCCAAAGAAAACACATTACACTTTGGACTGGAATGCACCCTGACGATTTAACAGAAAATAGAGAAGATGTTATTGAAAAAGTAAGACACATCCAATCTACAAGAAAAAACAAGTTGATAATGAAAAAGTTACCTTCAGATACGGTCACTATGAACCAGATTAAAAATCAGGTTAGAAAAATGATAGCTGAGGGTAATAAAGTAGATATGGTTATCTTGGATTACATTGATTGTGTGGTTCCTGATAAAATGTTGGGAGATGAGTGGAAAAGTGAAGGTTCGGTTATGAGAGCATTTGAGGCGATGTGTCACGAATTGGATATCGCAGGTTGGACGGCAACACAAGGAAATCGTAATTCGATTTCATCAGATGTTGTAACCACAGACCAAATGGGTGGGTCAATTAAAAAGGCTCAAGTTGGTCACGTAATCATTACGATTGCTAAATCATTACAACAAAAAGAAATGAACTTGGCAACCATAGCAATTACAAAATCAAGAATCGGAAAAGACGGTATTGTGTTTGAAAATTGTAAATTTGACAACGCAATGCTTGAAATAGATACAGAACAAAGTGTTACTTTCTTAGGTTTGGAAGAACAGAAAGAAGATAGAAACAGAAATAGAATCAAAGAGCTTTTAGAAAAGAAAAAGCAAAAAGAACAACAATCTTAAATTAATTAAAAATTATGGAAAAAATATTAACAGAAAATCCTGGTCGGTTCGTCATCTTCCCTATTGAACACAATGATATATGGGAATTTTACAAACAACACCAAGCCGCATTTTGGACGGCAGAAGAAGTCGATTTAACAAATGACATCAGA